AGTTGATGATGTTTCATCAGCATCTGCGGAACCAATACCCATTAGAAAAGCCTCTTCAAGGTCCATCTTGTGTTCCATAAGCTTTTCCTGCCATACACGTTTGTATTCATTAGCCTTGCCACGGTACTTTGTAGCTAGCGCTGTACCAGAATAAAGAGGAATTGCTGTCTTAAAAATCTGGACATATCCTTCTCTATCGTACAGTTTATCTGCCCAGCCTTCAGGGTCATCAGACCCCTCAGCCCAGGCACTTCCAATCACTTGACCTTTAGCGTTTGCTTCAAACTCATATGTTCCAGCTGCTAAAGCCGAAACAACGAGATTCGCCTCACCTGAAGATGTTAGGTCGACAGATGTTATTTTAAAACGTAACACACCATCGTCCTTACTCTGTATAGCAATTACTTGCCCTGGGACAAAAAATAACGGCTGTTGACCAGCTGCTACTCTACCATACTTGTCGTATCCACAATCAACAGCTATACTCATAGCACCTCCAAGTGCGTACGTAGCGTCTGAGACGGCGTCTACTACATCAAAATTCCGTCGCTGCCATTGATGACGCTGTTCAAGAAACTTGAAAACAGGATCATCCGTTGACTTCTTCGAAACCTTGGATAGGTAAGTGAAGAAAGGAGACTGCTGTGGTGCAAGCTCAGCTATTCTTTCACCGAAATTAAATAATCGGCGACTGTCGTTTATACTTACTGATGACTGTATTCCTAAGCCAGCAGAAGTACTATATTGATTAGCCATAGTTAAACCTCCTTAACTATTTATTTTACCACGGATTTTGCTTATCAAAATCACCAATAAGCTCATCCATTATCCGGTCTTCAGCAGTTTTATCAGTCTGCCGATTTACCCCGGATACTACTCCCATCGGACTAGGAATTTGTTGCGCCCTACGAGTCTGCTGAAAAGCAGGACTCGGTTTAGGAGCATTAGTCCCAGTCCCTCTATCAAGGGAGTACAATTTCCAAAGATTATCCACAGTCAGTGAATCTGGAGAAGACATTACTTGAATAAACTCATCTATGGCAGCATCATCAGCATTATATTGCTTACGCACGTGCTGGCGAATATCATCCACCTGCTCTTGCTGTCTAGCATATTGCTGTAAAGCTTCTCTTTCGCGATTACGCTCTTCAGTGAGCTGGCCACGTTCAAAAACAGCCATTTCTCGATCATACTCGCTCCTAAGATTACCATATTCATCCATATTATCTCTCCATTCTTCAACAGCGTCAAGGTATATTCCAGACTCCGAATTAGGGTCTTCATAAGCTTCTACTCTGTTGTAGCGCACTGGTTTCTGCGGCTTTTCCGGCGGAGGTGGGAATTCAAAAGATTCCTCTTCTTGCGGTATCCCCTGTTCGGGGGTCGCAGGTTGTTGAATAAGCGTATTAACCTGTCCTTGAAGCATTTGATTAGTTTGCTTCATTTGTTCAAGTTCATTACCGCGCTTATCAGCCTCGGATTGCCAGTATTGATATCGAACTTGTTCATTATCAAGTGGCGGCTCTTGGCTTTGAGGTGCTTCTGGTTGTTCCTCGGGTATATCAGGGGTAGCAAATCTTCCAAGTGAATCGCGTGGTCGATCTGGTGTTTCCGTGATAGCCGTTTCTTCCGGTTGTGTGAACGGGCTTTCTTCTGTCAATTCAGAAGCATCCCGTGATCCGAAGATTACATCGTCTACAATAGAATCCTCTTGGGGGGTATCTACTGTTCTATTTTCATCCATCGTTTACCTACCTTTCGGACTGCTCTTCCTAGAGCGTGAAGAGGTTGAGCCCTTTTTGGGTTCTTTGGAAGCCTCTCGGACTTCCTTTTGTACTTGCCCTAGTGCGTCATCAAGGCGTTTCTCAAAGATTGTCCCTGCTGCTTTCGCTTTGGTAGAGGTCGAATCTAAATCACCCTTGAATTTTTCAATTTCTGCTTTTTGCTTAGCATGATATACTTCACGCTCACGAGTCTGTAAGTCACCCTGCAGTTTCTTAATAGTCTGTGTCGCAGATTGTAATTGTTGCTGAAGTTGTGCTATAGCATCTGTACGCTGTAGGACACCCTCAATATCGAAGACTTCCGTCTTCTTTAAAACTTCTTGCTTATCTATTATCCCATTCTTATAAGCATCCATGTATAACTCAAGTTGGGCATATCTATTTGTTGGCAATGTAGAGCCTGTCACTACAATAACATCATATTTACCAACACTAATATCATTAATAACTACAAAATCACCCTTATCATCATACATCTTCTTATTAATCATATATTCGCTCATAGCATTATTAGGCTTTAAAAGTCTCACAACTTTCTCTTCTTTATAAAGCTTCTGCATTAATTCTATCGCGACAATAGCAGTGCGCTTAAGTCCATATTCTATATCTGCTAGTTTGCTTTTAATTTTTCTCTGACCAAATTCATCTAAACTTACTGTTGCTTTATATGTATGGGGTGCTACCTGTGAATTACCCATCATCATTTCATACAAGCCGAGTTGATGGTCTATATCTTGTTTTGCAGTGTTCTCATTTTGATATAACTCATTTGGAAGTGGTGCTGGTTGAGCTACGATAGGTTGCCCCATATCAAAGTCAACTTCCATTCCGACACCTGGCTGTGCCCACTTCTGTTCGAATTCGGTCATATCTACTGAGCCTGCTGGGAGCAATACTTTTAAGTTAGTAGACGTTGTAGCATGCGCAATAATAAGGGAGCGTGTCTTATTTATATATTCTTGGACTCCTTTTACCATTCTAACATCACTTACTGGATATGGTGTACGAGTATGCATATTCATAAAGAATACGATGGGATATTCCCCCGTTGGAAGAATACGCTCATACAAAAGCTTATCACCCATTACTACTTCCATTTTGACTCTCTTTGTAGATATTTCAACATGTTGACATTCACCACTTTCAAGTAAATCTGCATGGGTTAATTCTTCTACCTTAGGTGCATCTGGCATGGGTACTTGTTGCCCGGAAACCGTTATTTGTTTCGCCGAAGCTGCTGCTTGTTGATATTGCTGAGTTAATTGAGTAACAATCTGTTTTGCCATCGCTGCGTCAGAAATTAATTGTCCATTTACCCGCCAAGCAGGTTTAGTAGTATATTCGTAAAAATCATTTTCGGTGAGTAAATCTTCCCGATTACTCCACGATTCAAAGATGCGGAACATATTTTCTTGAACTTTATGATATCTTTCATAACCCCGTATATACTCATCACCCTTCCCGAAGGAAACAGTGGTTTTAGTTTCAGTATCTTCCGGGAATATAACTTCATTATCATCTTCTCGATTTGTTACAGGTCTATCAGTATCAAAGTTATCAGTTGACGCATTATTTATCGCTTTCTTATACATCGGGTATAAAGACTTCGCCTGATCTTTCGTAAACAAGCGGGAAACAATAATATTTTCTGCATCACTGCATGATCGCTCACGACTATTAGGGTCTACATATACATTAAGCGGGTCAATATCTTTAAGCATGACCTCACCCTTCCCCATATCTGCTTCGGGGTCTTCATACACTAGCATACAACCCATCCCAGTTACATAATAGTCGTCAACTATATTTCTCAGTATTTGGTCTCCATCTGATATCTGCCATATATATTCTAATAACCCATTAAGAGTCTGAGCTACCTTATTATCGCTATCTTCTCTAGGAGATACTCTAAACCCAGGTTTATTACTCGTAAGCATAGCCTTCGCAGCTTCTACGGCTGGATGAATTCTATTTACAACTATTGCTGCTTGCCCCCGCTCTTCAAGTGTCTGACGCTGTTCCGCCGTCCACTGCTTCCCGAATCTAAATTCCCTATCCTCTTGAGCGTGCGTTGCCCAAACATCTCTTTTTAGCGAATACGTTTTCCAGATTTCGTGAACGTCGTCTACTATTTTTTTAGCCATTATTGTACCATCCAATCAAGAATTCTTCTTTTAGTACTTCTTTTTTTCTTGCCATCCAATGTTTCCAATCTACATGGGACATACTTTTCAAGCGCAGTCCAAATTGCATCAAGAATATCATCATGTTTCCCTTTCGGGTATGACAAAAATTCTTGTTGAGCAGTAATATCCTGTTGCCTGAAGAAAAACTCACCCTTAGCTAACATTGGAACCAAAGAAAGTAATCTCTCTGATTTCCTTGTCCGCGGTTTCACGCCAGCTTCTAGGCCGGGAATATATATATTCTTTTCAAGCATAAGTTTCTTTACGGAACTACGCAATGCTTCCTGATATGCCACAGTTTCAATTTTCATTTTCTTGGGACTATACTTTTCAAAATACTCGATAATTTTATCAGGCTGGTACGCAGGGTCCAATCTACGGCGGAATATATCAACGATATACTTATTATTATCACTATCAACAGCGATGATAGCGATAACAAAATAGTCAGCCCTAATAGATAAAGAACTAGCAGGGTCCACCCCAGCATAGATGTCCACAGGTTTAATTTCTTTTTCATCTCCCCTTTCCTTCACCAAACAATTTTGACCATCAATATTCTCAAAATCATATGAATGTATTTTTATGTATTCTGGCTTAAACGGTGCATTATCCGGGCTCTGTGCTATATTCATATACTCCTGATAAAATCCATTAAGGTTCCCCACAGACTCATACTCTGATTTAATGCTAATAATTCTTGTTTTTGGAAATCGTTCAGGCCATATACTTTCTTCATCGTCATCCCATATCTTATACCAAAGTGTTTTCCATGCTGGACTTCCCTTAGCCCAATTAAGGAAACAATCTTCTGAAATTACTGTGCCAACCATAATAAGCCTCCCATCATCACTAAGGGATGGAATAACAGCCTCTGTAATCCACTTACGGTTTTTTACCCTACTCTCTGGAGTGAAGGCATTCAGCTCTGATTCAAAGTCATCAACAATAATGAGATTAGGACGAGTATCCCCTTCGATAAATCCACGTACCCGCTGACCGGTACCTACTGCTACTACTCGAGAGCCATTTGCCAATATAATATCATTATTAGTCCATCTCTTTGCAGTATTAGCGCTGAAATCCCCAAATGCTTCCCTGAATACACGAGATGTATCAAGATGGTATTTTATCCTACTCAAGAAATTAATACTTTGTGTTTGCGATTCTGATATAATTACAATGAATAATTCTTCATCAGGAGCTTTAAATGCAATTTTCCAAAGAGGAAAAATAAGAGAACATACAGTGCTTTTCGCCGTACCACGAGGAGCAGCAATAAGAACTCGTCTTTTTTTCTTATTCCTTAAATTGCGATAAATCTCGTGATGAAAATCAGGTGTTTGCTTTTTAAGTGCCGAAGAAAAGCATAGTTTACCAAAAAGCCCGATATTTTCACGAAACTTCTTTAATACTTGTAATCGCTCGTATTTTTCTTCGTAATCCATTTAACCTTCTTCTTTTTTTCCTTCGGTTTGTACTTCTTCTTTTTCTCTGGTCTCCGATAATTTTTGTGGCTCATATTCACCTTCCGTGATTTTTGTTGCCTTCAACTTCTGTTCTTCTTCGTGAATTTGGTCTAATAACTTCCTAGTCACTGTGCCCTCAAGTTGATGAGTAGTCTTTACAACTTGTCGTTCTTTCATCCCATGCATTCCCTGAAGATTTTCTACCGCCCTCATTAGATTGGTAATATCTTTCTTCCCCTTTGCATTTTCTATTGTATCGGCTAACAATTCCAGGGTATAATCTTCTGTCATCCCATGTTTAGTTAAAAGTTTTGCCAATTCTTCTCTAACCATATCCCTAAAAACCTCCGTTTTCATTTTACGTTTCCAAGACCCATGTTGCATGCGAGTCAAGCTCCCGAGAGCTAAATCAATAGCCAAATCTTTATTCATTGTCTGTGCATAACACATTGCAAGATTTCTCATCTTCTCAGATTTTTTATTGGCCTCAAGATAAGGTTTCCCAGTGATAGTATGAGGCGTAATGCGCCCCTCCGCATTAAACTTAATTGTTGGATATTTGGGATTCCACATAAAATATCCCCATGGGAGTCTAATATAAACTGTTGTTTGCTTGTGATTATTGGGATATTCCTTTCTTTTGATAACCTCAGCACACCACCCATCATCAGAGAGTGCATAGTCGCCTTCGCATGCGTCCTTCCAATATTTGTATTTAATTTCTTTGTCATCACACTCTTCCTTCTTATATATCTTATAAGCAGTAAGGCCTTTATTCTTATGATTTATGGTTACTTCGTACAACTATGCTCCTTTCATTGCTCGGAGTCCTTCCATAAAGTCGTTAGTTCTTTTAGGTGTTTGGTTGTGCCAACCTGTGTTATTTAGTTTTGTCGCGGGATTCTGCCATTCGACATTACCTGCAGCTTTTTCCCAATCGCCCTCCAGCATTCCTTTCCAGACACCCGTAAACCCCTTTCCTCCTTCGCTTGAAGGCTTATACCAGTTCTCTCCCATCTGGTAGTTTACGTTAATTAGGCTATCTCTTAATCTCTCATTGTTCTGGTATTCCTCACCGAGTTGGCTCATTTGGTTATTTGCAGCATTAAATGCCGTTTGTGAGTCGTTTAATAGCCAATTATCTGTAACTGATTTATCAAGTTGGACAGGGTTTCCATTACTATCTAGGGCAACCTGCATTTCACCATAATCAGGGTGGTCATAAGCACCATACTGTAATGTTTCCATGTCTAACCCAAGGTCTAAATAATCTTGGGGCCGCATTAGATGACCTGTACCGCCAGTTGCTTTATCTAGGCTATCCTTATAGATCATATTTACACTTCCTTCCCTGTCTCGTAAATGCTGCAGTGCTGCTTCTGATATTTGATTAGACATACCTCCTTGTGTCTCTGATAGCGAAAAAGGTACTTGCGAGTATTCATTATCAAAGATTAAGTCGCTACCATTTATAGCAACATTTGTATTATCAGGCTCAACAAAATTAGGGAATTGGCTATCCTTACTATTGTATATATCGCTCATTATCTATCCAGTTTTATAACCAATCGTATTCCCCCGAGTTCTTCCTATATCTATCTTCAGGAGTCATTCCACTTTCCATCATTCTCTGATGTTCTTCCCGTCTCCTCTCCCCAAACCAATTGGCCGCGCCATCAGCATCCCGGAAGATTCTCGGGTGGGAGTAGCGGAGATGGCCATATTCTGGGTCTTCTTGAGGAAAATATTCAAAGGGGGGTGGGCCGGCTGGGGTCCCGTCATCAAAAGTCGGACCTTGGGCAGCACCGTATGGAGCCTGAGCGATATTACCGAGGAGAAGCTGCATAAGATTGTTGGGCTTAGAGAGCCTTTCTTCATAAATATCATCTCCCAACTTATCAATCGAATCATCCGGACCCCCAATCCCTTCCCCCCATTGGTCTAAAGCCTTCTTGTCAGCTAAACGTCCTAAAACTCCCCTTCTTTCGGGTCTTCCGAGGTTGACGCCTGGAGCCCACTGCCCAGTTTTATAACCAAGCCATCCTGGACCGCCACCTAAACGACTACCCCTAAATGCTGTTCGTATTCCCCCGAGTCCTTTCTCAGCTATATCATACATTTTTTCTTTGCCATTTGACATATCTTTCTCCTCACCTCATTTTGTTTCTTTTTTTCATCCCCCACCCACTTTCTAATTCATCTAAATCTGGGAGTCTTTTTTTCGTTTTTCCACTACCCCCTACTTCAGCCTGATATGTCTCACCACTTTTCATTGATCTTGTGGCCGTGTAATCCTTACCAGTAACGTATCTTTGATTTCCGCCAGTTAATACTTTAGGTTTTTTACCAGCCTTAGTAAGTACTTTCGTTGCCTGTTGTCTTAATTTCCCGACTGATACTCCACGTTTCTTCGCTACTTCCTTTAATAAAGTACGGGTCATTTTTAAAATTTGTCTTGCTAAGGCAATAGTCATTTTTTACTCTCCTTTTTAGTGGCGCCAGTTATGGGTGTGAAGAGGATACCACTTTTGTGTAAAAGCGAGCTCTTCACTGGCGTTGGAAAAACTACGCAAAATACTCTCTCCACACCCAACATCCTACTTCTTCTTCAGTTTTAATCCCGCCAAAATCTTCTTCACAGATGACCAAATAAGATCATCCATCTTTGACGGACTCATTGCTACTACTTTATCTACAACAAGGATAGCTATTGCTACCCATTCCCAATTGTTTGATAAAAATTCCATATTATTTCTCCTTATTTGAAATAACTTTTAATTGCTATGGCCATTGTTCCTATGAACCCAGTTATCATTACCCACAAAACCTTTACGGATGATTTGCGGAAGCCAGTATTTCTGTCTACTGCACCTTGCAACCCCAAATCTTCGTGCTTTGCGGGGTCTCCCATCAGACATACCCTAATATCATTCACAACACTTGCCAGTTCACCGCTCTCTTGCCTGTGCTTGGTAAGCACATCTAAAACAGTCTGCAAGTCTTTTTTTTCGTTGCCATTCATTTGTTTATTTCGCGCTTGATATAGTTAATGCCGTCAGTATCTTTGCTGTATGAATGCATAGGGCACTGATTATTATCCAAAACAAGTTCGGATAATTCTCCATTAGTTAAATCATACCCTGATACAAAACACCGGCAATCATTGGTGCTAGTAAAACCCGGTTCACTTCTTTTATTGATATTATCCATTCTTACTCTTACTTTTTTTTGCTTCCTTCCTTTTAACCAAATAGTAGCCATTAGATTCTAATTCATTAACTTCAGTAATCCGGCCTACTACTTGATTTAACTGTGCCATTAAGTTCTCTTTTACGGTTTCCAGTTCTCTTTTTCTATCTCTAAGTTCTGCGTCCATTATTCATCTACTAGCCATTCTAGTATGATAGCATCTGCAGTAGTAATCTCAGCTTGAGCTATACTTGCCAAGGTTATTTTCTTGACATTCAGCTTTATCTCTTCTTTCAACACATCTTCCAGTTCATTTACGTACTTTTTCCACCCTTTAGATTCGGGGTCTATTACAAACCCTTCTCCATTTTTCTTGCCATATTGCTCGACAATCTTAGTTCGGGTTTCCTCAAATGCTTCTATATGAGGTTGTACTTGTTTAACTGTCTTAGCAAGTCTGAACGATGCTTTAGCCTTCATTGGCTGTTGCATTAATCTGCTAAGAGCTTCCGTTGAGTTAATGAGTTCACTTAGTATCATGTTGTCTCCTTAGTTGTGTTATTAGTCTGATAGTGCTGCTGTCGCTGCGTCTATCTTAGCCTGTATGTCTACTTTTCTTGCTTCTTGGTCTGCGATAGCTGTATCGCACTGAGCAAGCTGACTCTCAAGTTGTTTTACAGAGAAGTATTCATACTGCTTTACTGACTTTTCGAGCTTGATCTGCCTGTCCTTGAAATCAGGACTAGAAGGTGCATCACCCTCGAATGTGAATTTATTAGCCATTGTTGTATCTCCTTATTTTGTTAGTTATGGTGCTATTACCCATGAAGTGATAAGTCCGTCTTTAATAGTTACAGTATGTGTATCCCGTGCAGGGTCTTCCCAACTTTTAACAACATTTGCCCCTGATGTACCATCTGATGACTGAAAGTTTACTCCACATCGTACAGACCCGCTGAATGTGGATTGTAATGTAGTAAGTGTGAGTGCTGTGCCGCCCATACCAGCAGCAAAACTAATTGTGTCACTAGCGCTTTCATAGATGTAAGTATTGCTGCCACCATCAAGATATAACTTTTTAGTTGCAGGTATACTAACATCCCCAGCAAATGTGGCGGAACCACTCTCAAGCAGAAGCTCTGCATATGCATTTCCGTACCCACCAACCATAAAGGATATTTGGGATGCATTCGTGCCCTGATTCCCAATATACGCTCGGTTATTATTATTTTGATTGTTAAGAGATAAATAATTATTTGAACTTAAAATCAAATCACCAGCAAATGTGGCGTCTTGAGAATTATCCAGAGTAAGGGCAGTAGTATTATTTGTACCAAATCTCACATAACCATTTTCATTATTCCATAAACTGAAATTAACTCCACCAGCCGCCAAATCTAATTCTACTCCATTACCAGCTCCAGTAGAACTGTCATCATTTGAAATTTGAATAGCTGAATTTGTACCACCATTTGCATTGTGAACAACTAACTCATGTGCTGGACTCGCAGTCCCGATGCCGACTTTGCCACCTGATGTAATAACCATATCAAAAACACTCGCAGATTCAGTTCTAAAGCCCATACTGCCAGCACCCATACCAAGGGCTGTGCCGTGGTCATACATAATAGCACCACCCCCCATACTACTATCCTGAAAAGTAATTGCTGCCCATTTATCAGTTGGTGTTAAAAATGCTTGAATCAAAGCATCATTTTTTTCAAACACAACACCAGTTTCACCAAAACCGCTTAATAGACTTGCATCGCTAATTTGTACATGGAGTTTCTCATCTGGACTGCTTGTCCCGATACCGACTTTGCCAGCTAGATCAATGGTCATACGTGGAGTAGAAGTATGTCCAGATAGAAACTGAATGACACCATGTGAAGCTCCAGACGTTCCATTTCTAGCTAGAAGACTAAGCGTTCCACCATTGTGACACATTTCTCCATAAAGATCTGTCCCATCAGAATCTTCAAGACGTATACATGGAGCACCACTTTTTAGATGAAGAAGTGTGTCTGGACTCGTTTCACCGATGCCGAGATTGCCTGAAGAATCAATACGCATGCGTTCAGCACTATTAACAAAAACTTTCAGTGCATTTAGATAATGACTATAATCTAATCTGCCAGCTTCTCCACCAGAATCCCTAAATGAAATCTTAGTATTACTATCATTAGTGTCTGTTGTTGCTATTATTAATTCAGTATTACCAGCACTACTCATTGTTATATCACCAGCAAATGTGGCACTATTATCTGAACCAAGAGTTAAAGCATCAGTTTCACCTGCTCCAGTTGCTTCAGTGCTAAATATAATTTTACCTGCATCTGTTGCTCCATCTTGTTCTGACCTAATTTGTGCAAGTATCTGGTCCGTTGAATTACCAAATTGGATAGCGCCCATACCGCCAGAAGTAG